TGCAGAACAGAGCAACTAAAAGCGAAAGCATTGAAATTCAGGAATTCTTGTCTGACCCAAAAGCTATTGCTGATGCTTCTGCATTAATCAAAGAGCTTGAAACTAAAACAGGAACCTTGACTAAGAAAGGCTTTGAATTATTAAAAAGTGTTAGCAAAAATAAAGCTTCTTCTGCTTTGTTTGGTGGCCTTGCTTCTGCTAGTACTGGCGAATTAGGTCTTACTGAGCGTCAACCAATACAGGAGTTTGGACAATGACCCAAGCATTTGGACTAAAAAGCAAGGCTAACCTAGCCACTGTGCATGAAGACCTTCAGAGGGTCATGGAGGAGGCTATCAAAGACGCTCCTTATGACTTCTCAATCACTGAAGGGCTTCGTAGCCTAGAGCGTCAGAAGCAGCTCTTTGCTGACAAGAAAAGCTCGACAATGAAGAGCAGACATCTAACAGGACATGCTGTGGATGTTTGCATCATCATTGATGGGAAAGCTTGTTGGGAGATGGATAAGTATAAGGAGCTTGCTACGCATGTGCAGGAAGTGGCTGATAAGTTGGATGTGGACATAGAATGCGGAGCTTTCTGGCAACGCTTTCCAGACGGCCCGCATATCGAATTAGATAGGAATGTATATGCTGCTTGACGGATTACTAAATGTAGCTGGTAAACTTATTGACAAGCTGATTCCTGACCCAGCTGCTAAGGCGCAGGCTCAACTGGAGCTTGCTAAGATGGCGCAGGACGGGGAACTGGCTAAGATGGCTAACGACACTGAGCTTTATAAGACAGAGCAAACCAACATCACTGACCGATGGCAAGCTGACATGAGCAGCGATAGTTGGTTGTCTAAGAATGTAAGGCCTCTGGCACTCATTGCCATTTTCCTTGCTTATTTCTTATTCACTGCTATGTCTGCTTTTGGATATAATGCACAAGAAAGCTATGTACAGCTTCTAGGTAGTTGGGGACAGATTGTTTTCCTTGCCTACTTCGGAGGTCGTACTGTTGAGAAACTTGCAGAAATGCGCCAACCAAAGAAGGAGAATTCAGATGCCATTAAGTAAAGGAAGCAGTCAAAAAACTGTAAGCAAGAACATCTCTAAGATGATGCACGAAGGTAAGCGACCACGAGCGCAGATCATTGCAATTGCATTGAGTGAAGCTGGTAAGAGCAAGCCTCCAAAGAAGAAGAAGAAATAAGAAAGGCCGCTAGTGTAATGCTAGCGGCCTTTTTCGTTACATGAAGATGATGCTGATGGTAATAATTCCTAGATGCACCAAGATCATGTTATTTGGTTCTCCATCTAAGTCTAGCTCCTCTTCTGTTTCCGTCACATGCACAACATCGTGCTCAATGCCGAATACAAGGCCTGTATTCCATACATAGTCAAAGATCATTTGTTTCCTTTGTTAAAAACTTCTTAGCATCTGTTAAAAAGGCAGGAAGGGTGTCCATTCCTTTTAAAAGGCGTGAAAACTCTTTTCCGTCAGCAACAGCAATTGCTAAATATCCCATCCATATAGGGTTAAATGAAGAAACTTTCCAGTTTCCCCATTGTTCCTCTGTTTCTTTTTTCTGGTAAATAAATTCCATTAAATTTCACAAATACCAGCAACACAAGCGAGCATTTGAGCGCCTTCCACATTGTCAGTATTCTCTACAAAGCTGTCCCAATCAATACTAGTAGGCATTGAAGCCTCCATCGTATGATATTCATACTCCGTAATGGTCTCATAAGGAGCCTGCCGGTAAGTTCCACCATCCATAGGCAAGAAGCTCACGCCTGTAATCTCATCGAAATTCTCCCAAACCTTAGCACCAACAATAGGCCATTCATGCTCTTGCACACTGATGGTCACTGAAGGCTTATGCTCACAATAATGACGCTGATAGAGCAGCCACAACTTCAGGTGACTAACTGCATCAAGCTCTTCTCGCAGCAGAGCGCCTTCCTTAACCTTAACAGGAAAGCTAAACACTGTTGTACCCTCTGGCTTCATCACACAAGGCTCTGAAGGGAATCCAGAGGCCTTCAGGAAGTCCGTCAGAGGGTCTTTATTGTCGCTTCGTACACGGCGAATGAAATAGCTACTATGTTGAGGGTGAAGCCCACTAGCAGTGCCAGTAAGCTGAGATACAGTGCCCTCAGGTTTGATAGCGGTAATTGCCACAGAAGCATTAATCCCAATAAAACCAGCGAATTGCTTATTAGTGATAACAGCACGTTCTTTAAGCCTTTCTAAACGCCCCGGCAATTCAGGGTCTTCTGGGTTATTCAACAACAGATTGTCTAATGGGCCTGTCATAGACACACCCAACAGACGCTCTTCTTCTGTATTACGCTGCCAAATCTTACGCAGATATGGGAAGTCTGTCATAGTTGATTGGAAGGTTCCCAAGATGGTTGCCATTTCAATCTTATCCAACAAGGTTTCTTCAGTATCTTCTGGACGCACAATCACGGACGAGAGGTTACAGAACTGGAAGGGACGAAGAATGATCTCGCTGCATGGGTTTGTTCCCCATTCCTGTCCTGTTTCCCTACGGCCATTCTTCGCAGCCTGCAAGTCACTAGCATAACGATTAAAAATACCACGCTCACCACTATGGCTTTCATAAATAGTACTCCATTCACGCATAAACTTACCAACATCAGGCTTCACATCATACACCGCTGAGTTGTTAGCCAATGCACGCTGTCCATTACCATCCCACCAGTTGCCTGCCTTAGCATGGCTCATACGGTCATCTGACAGGTCAGACAAGCTAATCATAGCTGATCTGCGAACCCCTCCCACCACAACGACTTCCCCAACCTTACACAATATATCGTGGGCCTCAAGACTAGTGAGTTTTCGACCAACAGCACCTTTGAACTTTGCAACCACATACTTAAAGAGGTCAACCAAAGGCTCAGGCCCCGAAGCTCGTCCACCGAAAGTCTTGAGCCGTGTCCCAGCCGGACGAACGGCTGACACATCCCACTTAGGAATCTCACCTGCATAAAGCAAGGCAACCACTTGTCGGAGGCTCTTTGCCCATCCTTCTTTACTGTCTTTAACGCCAATAACAGTGTTGCTATTATACAACGCTTCTGGAACCTCTGGCAACTTAGCCACATACTTCTGCTCAACGCTGAAGCCCACCCCTGTACCACAGAGAAGGATGTACATGGCTTCATCGAAGGCCTTTGGGTCATCGATGGGCAAGTAGGAGCAATTGTATCCTGCAACATTCTGTCGTTCAAGGGCATCTCCAGCAGTCATAATGGAACGCATTGATGGAACCACTTCCAGATTGGTCACAGCATCCTGCAAGCGGGTACGGAGGCTATCTTGCAGCACATAATTGTGCTTGGTCAGCAGATGATTCCCCATGAAGTCGAAATAGCGGGCCACTGTCTCAGGCCAATGCTCACGACGGCCTTCCTTGTCCAAGAAGCGGCTATAGCGGCTCTTGCTGATGTAATGTTGGTACGGGGTCATTTCGCGTTTATTAGTCATTCAATTCCTTAATTAGTTTTTCTAGTTGTTCGTCAATCTTTTCAGCAAAGGCTTCAACAAGGTCGCTGCTCTGTATGTTGAGAAGCTCCAATAGAGCCACCTCATCCATCTGCCTTAGATGTTCTTTGATGTTAGAAAGCTGTGTCATGTGCAAATTGCTTAAATACCGCTACAAAGGAGCAGGCAGCAAGGAAGTCATCCACTGTTTGTCTACGCATAGTTCCTTTGATGTAGCTGCTTTTGATATAGGGGGTGTAATAAGTCATTTCTCATCTTCTTGTTCAAACCAAAGCAAGAAAAGCAAGCAACAAATAGCATGGGCTAAATGGCTCTTGCCTGTCTCGCTGTCCTTCTTCTCTCCTCCTGCCCAGTCTGTCAGATGACGGAAGGCAGCGCTGACATAGCGTTTACGTGCATCAGGGACAATCTTCCAGTTATCATCTGCATACTTGCGTGACCCGTAGGTGAGCACATCTACAACATCTCGCATGGCTCGGAAAGGAATGAGCTCCCATCGTGCCTTACCATCGTCATATTTAACACCCTGCTTAGGAGTTTCTGACAAATCAGCCACCACTTGCTCCCAAGGCTTGTTATCCACTTTATCAAAAACCTTCATAGACACCCAATTAGATAGGTTTTCACCCATTCCAGAGGGGTCACAAGTGGAGCAGGGGTCTTCTAAATGCCCTCGTTCCGCATAAAAGCATGTTTCACAGCTTGCCATATTTCTTCTCCAGATAGTCTATAGATAGCATCATCTCATCAAAGCAGCCATCTTCCACCTCATTCAAGACAACAAGGCCTCGCCAGTGTCGGTTAGAAAGCTTGTCCATATAGCTCTCATCGTGTTGATAATAGCTTCCTGCGATTATAGCACAGATTGCTTTACCATCCGCCCTTTTGCCATAAGCCACTGAACGCCCTTGCTGATGACCAGCGACACAAGACATGTGCAGTTTGCTAATAATAGCAGCAGGAGAAGCAGCAGGCCTCCCCATAGCACCAACAGGCCAATAGTGATTAAAGCCAACCCCTTCAATAAATACAGGGTGTAGAAACGGATGAACCTCCCAATCTTCCTCATAGCCTAAGTCCTTAATGCTGATAAGCCCCTCCAGCATGGGGTTGTTGTTAACAGCCCTGTCAATGCGATTCTCATGGTTGCCCAATGTTAGCACCATTCGAGGCTTATACACCTTGTCTTTGTTCTTCTTTTGCTGCGATTGCAAAGAGCGAAGAGGAGCAAGAAGCATTTTCATGGCATTGTGTACAACCTGCACATCTTTAGCGTAACGAAGCCCTTCAAAATACTTACTGCCCTTCACATCATGGGAGGACAGGGAGGGCATGTCTGCAAAATCCCCTCCGTTCACTACAACATCTGGCCTGTAGTCACAGATAGCTTGTCCAGCCCATGACAAGTGGTCTAAAGGAACTCCTTCTTTAACCTGACAGTCTGGAATATATAAAATACGCATTAAAGCATCTCTTCATTAAATACAGGACCAGACCAGCTTGCAGCATTCACACGAAAGGGACTTTCTTTAATAGCCACTTGCTCTTTGATGCTATAGCCATAAGCGGCAGTGATAAGAGAAACAAATTCTTCCAAGGCTTCAGG